ACGGCAGGTTCATTAAAATGTCGCTGGAACCCGCGTACATTTCAATAATCGCACTGCGAACGGTGTCGCCAGTTTCAAGTTTGGCGGCTTCGACTAATGTTAATGCCATGATTATTTAGCTCCTTGTGAGCGTGCCGCATTCAACCGTTCAACAGGTGACAGATTGGCAGTAGTAGAAGGGGGAGGGGTAATAGTGCTTTGCTGGGTACTCGACCCTGTATTGCCCGATGCTTTCGCCAGAAACGGCTTAGCTTTTAACAAATCAGCAACGGCATCTTTAACGGTCTTACCGTCAATCGTGACATTACCGCCAGCATCCACCACCGCTTTACTGGCTAACAACCCGCGAATAACATCAGCGTCCAGCGCATCAGCAGACGCACTTAATAGCGAGTTATCAATCTGGGTTTGTTGGAACTGGTTTTTGTAGGCATCGGCTTCTTTGGTTTTGTCATCCAGCAATTCTTGCAGGCGACCTTCATCGGCTAATTTTTGCGTTTTCAACGCATCAAGCGATTCATGACCAGTGGCTTCTTTAAGTTGGGCGGCAAACTCTTGTTGTAACTTGGAGGTGGCTTTTTGAACTTCTGCCTGCACATCAACGACAGGAACTGCCGATGGTGGATCTATAGTAGGAGGAGTAATAGGATTGGACATGATGCTTTCCTGTAGTTGTCTGAGAATTTAAATCAGGTCACAGAATAAGATTAAGCAGGGGTTAAATCTTGTTGAAAAAGTACAGCAACAACGCAAAGGCTATAAAAACGCTTTCGCATTACAAAATAGACGTTAAAAATAACGATTACAGGAAGTTTAACGGGGGTTTAACGGGGGTAAAATCGAAAAGCAATAAACTGATAGCGACCAATAGCATAACACGGCTAAAAACGACTGTAGTTAAAAAATGCTTCTTTGCCCTCCCTTTGCCAATAACTGTTGATAATCAGCTTTGCTTATCAAGCCCGTTCCCTCTTTATTAAGCAAAGATTTTAACGGTGTGCCATTACCGATAATTTCACCCGCCCACTTCGGCAAAATCTGCTCCCGTTGCTTATCATTCAGCTTGTCCAGAAAACCCGCATAGTTCTCACTGCCGCGCTGTTTAATAGGATTCACTCTGGGAACAAGCAGACACATACAATGCGGGTGCGCCTTATGCCTTGGTACGCTGTCCTTACGCCACACACCTTTACCCAGTCCTTGGTCAATGTTGGCATAGTAATCACAAATGTCTGCGACCTTATGACCGCTCGATAATCGCCACTGATAACCAATAATTGAATCATCATGCTCAGTTGATGAAATCACCGCCCGATGTGCCGCCGTTGCCATTTCGGTTCTGGCGATACGCCTAAGGTTATACAACTGCTTATCATACAGCCACCAATCCAGCGACTTATCAACCAGTTCAGCATTGCCCTTGGCTACTGCCGACTTGATTTGACTGACCAGCTGCAAGCCTGCATGACGTGTTCCCGTCACTGCCAGCTTATCTATATAGCGTTCGACATTCTTTAGCGTGTACTGCCATTGCTGATTGGATGCTGGATTATGAATCAGGGTTTTAGCCGCATTGGTTAATTCAGTTGTCCACTGGTTACGATTATTACTGACCATTGCAAACTGCTTAGCTTGGTCGAATTCAAGCATCCGCTGCATATCGTAAATCAATGAACCACTGGCTTTCCCTGTCTTAATGCCTTGCTGTAACATTTGCCCGACACCTTCCTCCGTCAGACTTTGCCAATTCCACAAGCGCTTGGATAACGTCATATCATCCGCCCAGCGTTCAGTGAATGCCTGCTCAGCCAAGGCTAATACCTCTTTTGATTGCAAACTGCCTGTTTTGCCCAAGCCTATCCATGACGCAGTGATAATGCCAGCGCGTAACGTATTCTGCATCGTTGCTAAATACGCGCTCAATTCCGCCTGTGCTTCTTTGCCCAGTTCAGCTTTATCAGCGGGCAGGGCAGCAATAAACCGCTGCACAAAGGCATCAGTATCCGCACCGATTTTGCCATCAACGCTGAGTATTTCCTTGGCAAGTTCGCGGTAGAGTTCTGGATAGTCCATTTAATCTATGCCACTGCCGCCGCAATCCGATTACCATAAACATCACCACCCGCATCAATTTCAGTCTCAATGGCCGCTATCACCTCAGGCGCAATATCATTGCCTAAAATCTGCTTGGCTAGGCGTTTCTTTATGGCTCTATCAAACTCAGTCCCCAAGCTAAGCGTAATCGCATCCATCGCTGTGTTTAGGGTTTGTGCCAAGTCCGTTAAATTAAAATCATTGTTATAGGCGACATAGCCCTGCGGAGTTGCGCCCATCCACAAATGTACCAAATCCATAATCTTCTTTTCAGCGGTTTCACATTGTTCAGCCATTGTCCGTAATGACGAGTTAGCCTCCTGAAAATGAAATGATAACGCCACGCCCGACTGCTGCACACCACCGACAAACTCCAGATTAGCAATCCGATAAATATCCAATACCGTCTGTGCGATTTGTGCCATGTACAACTCTACTGGGTCAGCAGGCGGGGCAATAAACTTGGGTTCACCACCACCTACGGGATTAAAGGTCAGGGCATTTTCGGTACTAATCGTTAAATCTTTCAGCCGTTCGCGTTCGGAATCACTGGTGACGGGCAGGGTTAAAATGGCGAATGCCTGCGCTCTAAACAGCTCACGCAACTCAGAACGCAAGTTATACAAATCCCAGTTTAACTGTGCCAGATCATAAAAGAACGAATCAGAACGACTAGCATAAGGATCTAACGGTGGTGCGGCATGAAGCGCGACCACAGGAACACAACCCAGCGTATAGCTACCGTTCAGCTCGCCAACACCATCAATCGTACTGCTCACCGACCAGCCAGCGCGGGTAAAGGAACGATAACGCATGACCTGAGTTGTCCCCGTGGTCACATATTCCGAAAAGGTCAGCTTAACCCACTGCCCACGCGCGTCCTTTTCTTCATAAACCAATTGAGACGGCAAGCGCACAGACAGATAAGGCGCGGTTTCATCGGCTTTAGTCGTAGCTTGCACAGACGACTTATCGACAATCAGATACACACTCCCCAAAATCATAGCCAGCCGTTGATAGGTCAACAACAGCGCGTCCAGCTGCGTACCCATACCGTCAGCATTGCCGACAAACTGCGTATACAAATCGCTTAAATCAGTACGCTGTGGGCTTTGCTTCCACAAATAACCGACAAACACATCCGTAATTTTGCGGCAAAAATTAGGATAAACCGCCAGCTCTTTACGTTTCTTCAGCTTGGCTACTGACTCCCTTGGATGTGCGACTAAAAAATCACCCGATGCAAAGCCGCCTTTGCCGCTATACGCATCCAATAAGAATTGATCGTTTGTTTTTGATATTGTCATAGCCAGTTCAATTTAAGAGGTTGATACGAATCAATGACCTGTCCGCTGGTTGCCGCATGAACAGCCAACGCCAATGCCCAGAATCTGTCACTATGCCCGTCTTTTGTTCGTTCAGCCGTAAAGCGGATATTGCCCGCTGTAGTTGTTGTTTTGGTAATAGCGCGTAAATCAGCACGTACTTTAGGATTAAAAGGAATGCGCAATTTTCTATCTTCAAATTGCCCACGCAACGCATAAGCCATCAACTCCTTTACCGAATTGGTAAACGTCACACATTCCACTTTAGAGCCAAACCTATCTTTGGCATCATCACCCCAGCCGATACCAAGACCGGTATAGTCCAAACAAACGCGCTGGATAAAATCAAGAATGGGATAAAATACCTTTTCTTGGTCACTCTTTTTCATGTTTTGCAGCTCAATAATTTGGCGGGTATATAAGGTATCGCCTAATTTTTCCAGTACCCAAATTACCGTTAAATCGCTTTTTCGCCCTATATCAATCCCTGCATACAGCTGACCTTTAGCGGTCTTTAAATCATCAAATAGATATTCCCACTGCTCACTGCTGCCATACTCGCAGGATGCAATCAGGTCATATTCCAAGAACGCCGAATCATCATCAGCAGGATTACACATATATTCCTGCTGAAAGGACTCTTCATCAGCACACCCAGCCCGAATAAAATCAAAATAAGCAGCCTCATCCATAGACTGAATTTCATCCTCAAGAGGCAAGGCTTGCTGTAACTTATATAAAAACCCTTGGTCTAATGCGTCCTGAAGCGTAATACGGTGCAGGCTGATTTTTTTAGGATTGCCGTTTTCGCGGATTTCTCGAATCAACTGATTAAAGAAATTATGACTACCACGGTGCGTACTGATAAGCTCCATAGAGCCGCCCCAAGTAATACCAGGATAAGCAATACTCCATAGCTTTCTAGGGTCTGGATGCAACGCAAACTCATCAAGAATACGCCCGCCGCGTTTACCTGCTTGGGCATCGGCATTGCTGGACATCGAATGAATACGCCGTCCACTGGTAAATTCCAGCACATACGCCGTGATACGTTTCTTGTCATCAATAACGATTTCGCCTAAATCCTTGGCTGCCATACTAAGCACTTTAGCCCACATCTTGCAGTCTTCGATAAACAAACGGGCTTGCAAATCATCACGACTTGATACCCATTGATCGTGTCTTGCCCCTGCTTTAGCCGTGCGCTCATCGGCTTTATAAGCCGTTGCCCAACTGATACCGATTTGCCGTGACTTTTCCATCAGCTTCAAACGTGAATCATCTTTAATCCATCGCTGTTGACCCGATAAAAACAAGCCCTCTGGCGGTATGACTTTAGCGTTACTCATTACGCGAATCCCAATACTTCGGTACGGATACGATTAATCGTCTCTTCACTGACACCTTCTGCTTTAGCTGTTTTAGCCATTGCATCTAATGACTTCTGCCGCTCCTGACCTCTAATCTCCAGCTCCCACTTCTTCTGATTAACCGCCGCGCGTGATAGATTCAATACCGAAGTCGTCGCTTCTTTTAACAGCATAATGCGATTAATAGGGTCAGTGTCTTCATCAAGTTCCTGCAATGAAACCATTGCGTTAAACATTTCTGACTGCACCAAAGAAATAACAGCCGCATTGCGGATACCCGCATCGTCAGGCGAGGCTTCGGCAATCAGCCGCGCCCCTTCTGTGGCATCTTTAACCTGCTGCAACCGCCGCTTTAAATTCTTACCATGCCGCGCGACTGTTGAACGCGATATTTCCAGCCCTTGTTCAGACAGCCACGCCACCAAACCGTCATAATCTTTAAAATTACGACGGGTGATTTCACGAGCCAGCTCATCACGCTGTTCTGGAGTTAAGTTATCAAGGGCAGAAGGTGCAGGCATGGGCTTTAGTTAGTCTTTAAAATACGGTTAATAAATGAATCAATCAGAAGATTGCGGTTTGTTAATACATTGACCATCAATGGGCGTTCTGCACGGTATTTATGCCAGTGCGAATGCACATTAATCATTTGCCAATCTTCCTAGTCTCAACGCCTCTGAGCTTTTCAGCCGTTCTTAAGCCCCCAATACCCAGCAAGCCGATTAAAATATCATTCGCAACCGATGAATCAATAGCGGGTAAAGGCGGTAAATCCGCCATTGCCGCACCCCAGTTCAGCAATGAAATACCGATACCCGAATAAAACAAGGACAATACCCCGACCCACATCGCTGCTGGTCTTGCCCCAGCAACAAACACGCTGGGATTAGCCGCTTCCACCTTATTGACTTCAATCTGGCTCAATATCAATGCGTACTGGCTTTGCATTTCAGTCAGTGCCGCTGTGATTTTTCCTTGCTCTTCGATATTCGCATCAGGGGCAATCTTATCGACAATCGTTTTAATAAGACCGCTACCCGCCGTTATTGCATCGTCTATTCCAAACATAATAAATTCTCTCTTAGACTAAAAATGAACGGGCGCGTGTTTGCCAGCCATTGATAAATATCTTTTGGCTTGGGTCTTTTTCAACTATCGACCGATAAAAATTAAGACGGCGTTCAACCAATTTGTTAATGAATAATCGCTTATGAGCGGCTACCACTGCTTGGGATGCCGCTATCGTTTTATCACCGACAATACCGTCTGCCTGCCCGACATGAATACTATCCAAGAACTCTGCAAGCTCCAGTTGCAGCATCTTGATAGCCCTAGAGCAACCATGATTCACTGCCATATCAAACACTAACGGCTGAATAGCCATCGGCAATTTATTAATCTCAGGCTTGATGTAATACAAGGATTCATAAATATCAGCCGCCGTCGCCTTGGTCATTGCCTTAACATCATCAACACTGCACTGTTTACCAAGGTAATTACTCAGTGTTGCGCGGGTAATACCGTAGTTAGTCGCGCCGCCTTTATCCTCGACACGATTAACAAAACCGCCTTCACGTTTCAATAAATCAGCAATCATTTGTTCTATAGGACTGGACATAATCAACTCAATGCAGGACGTGCGATAGCGGGGACAGTCGTACGGCATAACGCCACGTCTTCACCCAACGCGGTTAATTTAGCCAGCACGATATTATTTTCAGCCGTTTGTAACGTCACCAAGCCCTGGTCTTGCAACCAATGCAGCTGTTGAGTTAAACGGTCATGAGAAATGGGATTAGCCAAAGCAGCCAGAGCACGAATCAGCAACAAATTACTCATC